GACGCCCTGACCGGCGAAACGACCGACGATGGGGTGATCTACCGGATCGGCAGCGTCAAGCTCGACGCCGATCAGGTCCTGCACGTCGGCTGCTACCCCGACTACCTAAACCCGTGTTGGTTCCGGTCGCCAATTGACGCGGCCCGGCAGGCCATGCAGCTCGCGGCCGACGAAAACGGGGCGCACCATTCGCTCGTCAAGACGGGCAGCATGGGCAAGGTCGCGATCAAGCACCCCGGCGCAATGTCGGACCAGACGGTGCAGGCCATCCGCGACGCCTGGATGAACATGCATGCGACCGCCGACGGCGCGTCCCGGCCGCTCATCCTCCGCGAGGGCATGACCGCCGAGAAGATCAGCCAGGAGACTTCGAGCTCGATGCTCGACTCCAGGCGGTTCTCGGTGCAGGAGATTGCCCGCGCATTCGGCGTCCCGCCGGAGATGCTCTTTCAGCAGGGCGGCGGGGCGCTCTCGAGCCAGGCAGAGACTGCCCGCGCATACGCCGACGGGGCGATCGCCGCGTGGGCCAGCGCGTGGGAGTCGGAGCTCACGCGCAAGCTTTGCCGGCCCGGCGAGCATGTCCGCATCGACGTCACCCCGATCACGCGAGGGAACCTCCGCGACCAGGGCATGGCGTTCTCGAAGCTCGTGCTCGCCGGGATCATGTCACCCAACGACGCCCGGCATTACCTCGGGTTGCCGCCCGTCGCCGGGCTCGACGAGCCGCGGATGACCATGCCCGGTGGCGCATCCGCGGCCGTCGGCCCGGACAACGAAGAGGCCGAGGGGGACGCCAATGCTTGAGGTCCGCACGACGTCCTTTGAGCGTTCCGGCAACAAGCTCGGCGGCTACGCGGCCGTGTACGACGCGCCGAGCCATCCGCTCGTCGTGCGTGGCGTCAACAACGGCAAGCCATTCACCGAGCGCGTCGCTTCCGGCGCGTTCGACCGCAGCCTCGCGGGCAACGTGTCGCTCCTCGTCGGCCATGACCGCCGCGAGCTGCTCGCCAACACCAAGAGCGGCCTGCTCTCCCTGCGCTCTGACGAGCGCGGCCTGGCATTCGAGGTCGAGCTCCCCGACACCCAGAAGGCGCGTGACGTCCGCGCCCTGGTCGACGCGGGGGTGCTGGCCGAAATGAGCTTCGGATTCTTTGTCCGGTCGGACGCCTGGAACGGCTCCGAGCGGACGCTTCGCGAGGTGGATCTTCGCGAGGTTTCCATTGTCGAAAACGGCGCGTATCCGCAGACGCTCGCCGAAGCACGCACCTACAGCCCGGCTCTCGCCAGGCTTCGTCTGCGACTGAGGCTCCACACATGAAGCAGTCCGAGATCATTGAGCGCCGCAAGGCCATCGAGACCGAGGTCAACGGCATCCTCGCAAACGACCAGATTTCCGCCGAGCAGGAGGCCCGTGCGAACGAGCTGCTCGACGAGTTGAAGGACCTGAACCACAAGCGCTCGGCGGCCGAGCTCCGCGAGAAGTTCGCGAGCCACGCGGCGACGTCGAAGATCGTCACCGAGAAGCGCGAGCAGGCGGTTGAGTGGCGGGCGAGCGGCGAGTACCGCGAGCAGTTCCTCGGCTACCTGAAGGGCGGCCGCGCGCCCGAGCAGCGCGAGCTGAAGTCCGACTCGTCGAGCTCGGTGCTCATCCCGAAGCTCTACGAGGACGGCATCCTCAAGTACCTCGACGCGAACACGGTGGTCCGCAACCTCGCCGACCTCCGCACGGGCGTCCAGGGCTACCCGACGCTGCGCTACAACAGCCTCGCCACGGCGGACTATACGTCGGCGTGGACGCAGCCCGACACCGGCACGACGGCCCGCACGTCGATCGACCCGGCCTTCGTCGAGGTGCCGGTGGCCCCGGTCCCGTGCATCCCGTTCACCCAGGTCAGCCAGCAGCTGATCCGGCAGGCGAACTTTGACGTCGAGGCGGAGGTGATGGACTCGCTTCAGCGTCAGCTCGCCAAGAACCTCGAATGGGGTTACATCGGCGGCACCGGCACGAACTCGCCGACGGGCATCTTCACGGTCAACGCGAACGTGAACATCACCACCGCGACGTCGACCGGCACGACCCGTCCCCTCGCGATCACGGCCGGTGCGACCGTGGCGAAGCTCTCCGAGATGCGATACACGAAGCTCCCGGCGGCCTACTGGGGCTCGGCGGCGTGGATCCTTCCGCAGGACACCTATGCGGCGATCGCCGGGCTCCTGGTGAACGGCGTTCCGATCTTCGTTCCGTCCTCGGACGCGGCGCTCGTCGGCGCGGCTCCGTTCACGCTGATGGGCCTGCCCGTCTACGTGACCGAGTACGTCCCGGCGCACGTGGCAACGCCTAGCACCGGCAAGAACGTGATTGCGGTCCTCGGCAACATTTCCGAAGGGTTTGCCGTGCGGGAATGGGGCGGTGTGGGACTCATTCGCGATGAACTCACGGCGGCGAGCAGCGCGCGCGTGATCTTCCAGGGCATGGCGTTCGCGAACTCGGCCTTCACCCGCGTGAAGAGCCTGGTGCAGCTCCAGGTCACCAACGCCTGATTCTTCTCCTCCCATCGGCAGGGGGGCCCGGTCCACACACCGGGCCCCCCGGCTTCAGGAGCCTGAATGGCACTTGACCTCGCCAAGTTCCGAGCCTGGGCGCGGATTCCGCACACCGAGGACGATCCGGCCATCCAGATCGCCTGGGAGGCGGCCGTGCGCGAGCTCGAGGAGCGGACCGGGTGGGTGGTCGACCCGGTCAGCAGGACGCAGTACGTCGGCGTCGAGCCGACCAACACGGAGAAGCTGGTGCTTCTCTCTCGTCAGCCGGTCACGGCCGTGACCGTGGTCGACGAGTCAAGCGTCACCCAGACGCTCAAGCTTTTCACGATCAACGGCCTTCAGTACGCCAAGATTGACGAGAACTCGGCCGGCTCGGACGTGAGCGTCGAGTACCCGGCGATCCTGACCGTTAGCTGCGGCACGAACACGCTGAACCCGCTGCTCGAAATGGCGCTGCTTCAGCGCGTCACGCAGCACGTCCAGAGCCGCGGCGACGATACGGTGGCTCTTGATTCGACCTACTGGGACCGCATCTCGGGCATGATGGGCAAGGGCATCGGATGACGCACGTGCCAGGCGGCATGCTCCGATTGGCGATGACGGTGCAGAACCGCAGCGTCTCCGTCGACGCCTACGGGCAGCAGACGGAGACGTGGTCCGACGTCGCCATGATCGCCGTCCATGCCGAGCAGATGAACACCTCCGAAGTCATGGACGACGGCGGACCGGCCGTGCGGACCGACTGGCGCATCCTCGCAGCCTGGCATCCGTCGGTCACGACCCGCAACCGTCTCAAGTGGCTCGACGGCATCACGACCCGGTACTTCAACCTCCGCAGCTGCTACGACCGCGACAACCGCCAGCGGCGGCTAGAGATCGAGGCGACGGAGGTGCTGCCGTGAGCGTCTCCAAGTTCGGAAAGGTCAGCGTTACCGTCGACCGAAGGGAAGTTTCCGAGATCCTCGAAAAACTCCCGCGACGTCTCATCGCCGGGATCGAGCGTCGTGCAGTCAGGAAGGCGACAAAGCCGTACATCCAGAAGCTCGTCAAAGAGTGGCGGACCGCCAAATACAAGGGCAAGAAGCTCCACCGCCGCGCCATCGCGAATTCGATCAAGCTGGACGGACCGCGACGCGCCGGAAGCGGAAAGATGGCGACGCAGCGTTTTGCCATCGGCGTCGACTACGCAGGAAAGCGCGGCAAGGGAATGCAAAAGGTCTGGCACCTCCTCGAAAGCGGTTTTCGCCACACCGGACCGAAGCGGAAGAACATGACCACGGTCCAGAAGATCAAGCGCATCTTCGGCATTCGCGGCGTCAGGGTCGCCGGGTCGTTCCGTAGCCGTCGGTGGGCTAATGCATCGGTGAAGCAAATGTTCAACGACATCGCCGACCAGATCCTCGTCGAAGCACGAAAGGCGCTCCGATGAGCTACGTCGCGATCGCCGAGGCCATACACGTCTACATCGACACGGCCGCACAAGCCGGTAGCTCGAACGCGCACCCGTCCATGCGCCCGGCCGGGACGCCGACGCCCATCGCTGTCTACGAGCACACCGTCGAACCGACCATGTTCTTCCCGGGCGAATACGGGGCCAAGCCGCACTACAACATCACGGCGACGATTGCATGCATCGCCGACACGGTGCAAGCTGCCGTCGCCCTGGCATCGGACATTGCCGACTACATCGATTCAAACCCGAACTACGCCGATCCCGGCAGTGCCATCAACATCAAGTGCACGGCGCTGTCGTTCACGCTCTCGGCGGAGCAGCCCGACGATGGGCAGCAGGACGCCGAGCGCACCGTGACCATCACCGCAACCATCCAAGCGAAAGAAACCTGACATGGCAACGATCATCGGATTCGGCGGCACCGTGAGCCTGAACTTCAACGCAGGCGGTGCATCCACGTTCCCGGTGCGGAACATCTCGGTCAGCTTCGAGCGTGATTCGCTCGACGTGACCATCCTGTCGGATTTTCGCATGAAGCGGGCGCCCGGGCGATTCCGCAGGACGGCGACGTTCGAGATGCTCGCCCAGGACTCGAGCACGGACAATGCGCTGCGGACGCACCTGTACCCCACGACGCTCGCCGACACCTTGAACCGCTCGGTCGTGCTCGTCTTCACCGACCAGGGCTCACCGGGAATCTCCTACACGCTCACCGGGCACCTGACCGGCGCCAGCCGGACCGACGACGGGTCCGGTCCTGGCGTGTGGTCGCTTTCGATGGACGAAGCCTAATGCCGCGAGACCTGTCCCAGTTCTTCGCCAAGGTGCGACGCGTCGAGCATGCAGAGCTCGGCGTCGTGCTCGTCCGCGAGGCGACCATGGAGGACTACCTCCGCGCCGGTGCGGACCGATGGTGGTTTGCGGGCAACCTCCAGGCGGAGGACGGCAGCGCCCTGGTCGCCAACTCCGCCGACCTCGGCCGGCTGCGGGCGGACCTCGCCCAATGGTTGCTCGAGGAGGTGACGAAAGGCCGTTTTACAGCGCCGCCGAACGGCGGCTCTGGCGAAATGGAGACGAGGCCACACGGATGAAGATGGCAGGCAACATTGCCGGGCAGGAACTCACGACGCTCGAGCGTTGCGAGTGGTTGCTTACGGCGATCGCCTGCACCATGACGGGCAAGCCGGCCGTCGAGCTGCTGCCGTGGAAGCGTCGCGAGCTCGCACAGTTTGCGGAGGCGTTCCATGGCTAAGGAGATGAAGGCAGTCATCCGGGCCGAGGTGGACCCTCGCGGCGTCGTGCGAGGCGTCAACGAGGTCAACCGTGAGCTCGGAAAGATCAACAAGGCGGCGACCACGTCCGCGCTTGCGACAAGCTTCACGGCCATCGGGCAGGCGTTCAACATGGCCCGCCAGGTGCTCGACGCGATCGACCGACGCCAGATGGCGATTCAGGACATGGCCCGGCGGTTCTCTCCTGGTGCCCGCGGCGCGGAAATGATGACCGAGCAGGCCAAGATCCAGCAGTCGCTGACGCTCGGCAGGCAGTTCGAGCCCGAGCTTGTCCAGATTGAGCAGATGCGTCAGGCCAACATCGCCGCAGAGACGGCCCGTCTTCAGCAGATGGGCACCGGCTCGATGGCGGCCTCCGAGGATTTCAAGGCGTTCGTCTCTGAGATGACCAACCGAGTTCTCGAATCGCCTGGCCGAATCATGGGCGGTGGTGGGGTGGTGAACCCCAACGCGAACCCCATCCGCCGGTTCTACAACCCGTTTGGGGATGACTTCCTGTCCGGGCAGAGCCTTGCCGGCGGCCGCGGTTCCGCCCGCGGCATGCCCTACGAAGACGCCGCGGCTCGCACCGCACGGGCCGTGGAATCCATGGCGAAGGGGAACTAGTGGGCACCTTCAGCTTCGACGAGATCCCGAGCAGCAGGCAGTACGCCCTGGAGCCGTTCCCCGGCGAGTGTGCCGTGACGGCCGTCTACAACGTGCTTTGGACGCCGTCGAGCTCGAGCGACCCGTATCCCGGCGATTCGGCGCTCATCGCCGCCGTCCCGCGTCCGCGGACCCGCCCGCCGTCGGCGATCTACGGGAGCGATGCCTATTTCAAGACGCTCGTCGCCCGGGACGTGACGCTCACCCCGCTGGTCGAGCGCCCGTACTCCTGGCGAGTGTCGGTGCGCTACGCGACTCGCGGCCCGCTGCACGACGGGGCGGGGCAGTTCTGCATCGTCACCCGCAGCACCCAGATACGCCAGGCGGCGCTCTACCGGACCGGGGCCACCATCCCGACCGACGGCGACCCGACCGCGGGCTACCCGGACATCGCCGGGACGCGGGTCGACCTGAACGGCAACCCACGCGAGTACGAGGTGCCCCAGACGCTCGTCAGCATGGAAGTGTGGTGGGACCGGACCCTTCCGAGCGGCACCCCGGCCGCGGAGCCGTCCTACGCCACCTACAGCGCCACCGTGGGCAAGCGGAACAGCGCGGCGTTCGCCGGTTACCCGATCGGCTCGCTCCTGTACCGAGGCTTCCAGGCGGCACCGATCGACAACTACTACCGGCTTACGCATACGTTCCTGCACGACGAGTGGTACCACCTGGAGCAGATTCCCTGCCCGAACCCGACCGGGCAGGCGCTCCTCGACCCCGGCATCTCGATCGGCGGCGTCCAGCTGCTGCAAACCACGAAGGTCGCCTGGTACCAGAAGTACGGCTCGAAAGCTGCTTTCGGAAGCCTCGTCACGGCCGCCCAGCTCGCCGAGCTCACGGCTCCGGTCCCGACCGCGATCCCCTGATGGCCTACCTCGACCCCATCTTCACGCGAGGTCTCTACGCGGGTGCCAACCGGCACGTCCTCAACGGCATGGCCGATGCGTCGAAGACGGTCAGCCGGTCGCAGCAGGGCATCGCGAAGGCCCGCCAGCTCGTCAACCAGGGCAACGTCTTCCGGATCGGCCTGTGCAGCGTCAACCAGGCCACGCTCGTCACGGCCAACAGATGGAAATACCAGGTCGAGGCGTTCTATCCGCCGTCGCTTGCAGGGGGAGGAATTGCGGCTCCGAACTGCTCGAGCTTCGATTACCTCGAGGTGCTCAACCTCCGCGAGCATTTCAACACCGCCACGGTGGTGGACGGCATGGACATCACGACGCCGGCATCGACCGTCGGGCCCGTTGGCAGCGTCTGGAACGGGTCCGCATGGCCGACCACGGCGCTCGCAGCCATCGTAAACGTCTACGTGGTCTACGCCCTGGACGGCACGGCCTACCCGTATTTCGACCGTCCGAACCCGATCCGATGCACCGAGGAAGGTGGTGAGTAATGGCGAACCTGAAACTCGCGTCGCTTCTGCCGACGCAATTCATCGTCCGCGGCGAACAGCATGTAGTTTCTTACCACGTGCATAATGCCGACACCAACCAGAACTTTCACTGGTCCGGCTACTCGCCGGTGGCGCGACTGACCGTGGGAAGCGTCACCGTCACCGGGACGAGCTCCGTGGTCAGCCAGGGCGGAGGTACCGCGACCGCGACGTTCTCGGCGTCCCAGACGTCGACGCTGCCGCAGAACGCCTGGGGGACGCTTGTGCTCTACGCGGACCCGACGGCCGGCAGCGAGAATCTCCACGTGGCGAACGTGTTCGTCCGCACCTCCTTCGAGGCAATCCCATGATGGGTTCAATGATGCGCCGAGCGATGATCGGCGACGGCTCCACGCTCTCGCTCGACTTCACCACAGGCCAACTCGACCCGCGCCTGACGTTCACACGGGCGAGCACCGTGGCGACGTACATCAATTCGAGCGGCCTTATCGCGACGGCAACGACGAATGAGCCCCGCTTCGACCACGACCCGGTCACGCTGGCACCGCGAGGACTGCTGATCGAGGCGACGGTGACGAACCTGTGCTTGAACGGGAGTATGGCGTATACCGCCACCGCCCCGACAAATTGGGCTCGCGGATTCAGCGGATGCACGGTTGCTTCCGTCAATTCAACGACTTTCTCGGGCGAAAAGGCATGGAGCATTTCCGCAACCGCAACTGGACAGCGGGATCTTCTTGAGCAGGTCATATCGTTGGCCGCAAACACGACATACACCGTGTCTGTGTATTTGGAGGCCGTCACCGGAACAACCGCGACATTTGCTTACATGACTTCGCTTCCGGCAGGAGCAACAAGCGAAACTATTGTAAATCCATCGTCTGGCCGCGTGTCATTTACGGTAACTGTCGGAGCAACAGCCGGAAGTGGAACTGTGCGAATCGGCATTGGGTCCGCAACTGGAACAGGGGTTTCCGCTGATGCCTCCGTGCGTTTCAGCCACGTTCAGGTCGAGGCAAGCTCCGGCGCGTCCTCCTACATCCCGACCGGGGCGAGCACGGCGACGAGAGTCGCGGACACGGCGATCATCGCCGCGGGATCGGCGTTTAGTTCGTGGTACACGGGCGATACAAGTGGCACGTTCTACGCTGACTGGCACGGCGGGGTCCGGTCCACGACCGGCACGAACCGCACCGTGTTCTCTACGAGCGACGTCGTGAATCGGCATTTCCACATGATGCAAACCGCCGCAGCAGGGAATCTCCGGGTTTCCGATTTCGGCGCAAGCACCTCGGTCACTACCGCCAACGCCATGACAAGCGGAGCGCGAACCAAAGGCGCGTTCTCGTTCAACGTCGGGAGCGTCAAACTGTGCCTAAACGGCGGAACGGTCGCGTCGGGGAGCGTTGTGTTTACGACGGCTCCGACTTGGTTGGTGATCGGAGGAACGAGCACCAACGGCACAAGCATCACCGACGCGAACGTGCTGCTGAACGGGTGCGTTCGACAGATCAAGTACTGGCCGACCATTCTCACCGACGCCCAACTTCAGAGCTTCACCACATGACCGACTACCTCCTCCGCACCGATACCGAGATTGCCATGGACGATGCGCTCAAAGCCGCAGGGCTTCTTGTCGAAACCGACGTCGGAGGTGGCACGGGCGAACTGGCCTCGCTTCCGGTCCCAGGCGCGTACTTGGACCGGATCGGGCCGATCCCGGCGCAGCTTGACCCCGAGGGCGAGGTGATTCGCCCGGGCGACAGCCGGTACCACGCGAACCTCCGCGTGGCGTTCGACCTGACCGCGGCCCAGATCGCGGTGCTGCCGCTTGTCGATCCGGCTCCTTCCGTCCCGTACCGGGTATTTGCGTGATCCGCGTCGTCGCCATCCTCGCGCTGTCAAGCTGTTCGGCGACCGCTCGGATCGCCGAGGAGACGAACGTCGTTCGCGATCGGGCGACGAGCGCCCAGAAGCACTTGGAGGTCGCCCAGGCTGACCTCGCCGCGATCCACGCCGCAGCCGCGGAGGTCCACGCCGCGCTCCCTGGCGCGGAAGATCAACGCTCGCAGCTGCTTGACACGATCACCTATGTTTCCATCGGCGGCGCTGTCATGGTCGTCGGCGCCGTCGCATACACGCTCATCAAGAGAACCCAGAAATGACCACCGACCAGGCAACGGTACTCCTGTTCATCACGCTCCTGGCGGCCTTCTGTGCCGGCTGCCAGGTGGGCGTCGTGTTCGCCCGCACCCACCCCAAGAAGAAAGTTCGCCATGCTCGCTGACGCATCTTCGTTCCTCGGCTCGCTCTGGTTCGCGCTGCTGCTCGGCTGCATTGGCGTGGGATTCGGGTTCTGGTACTGCCGGAAGTCGAAGAAGTGACGCGACGGCGATGTTGTTGCGACAAAGGCACGCCGTTCAACGATGACGGCGTCTCTGTCACAGTCTGCTTTTTGCAGGTCGAATGCGGCACACTGGTGCAGACGTTTGAACACACAGGCACTTCGTACGCGACGTTTCAGGAAGCGTCCCAAGGGTGTTTTACGCCGTCAGTGGATGCGGACTGTGATCCAGACCAAATCCCAAACTCCGGTGACGAATACCAAGTGTTGCAATGGGATCCGCCCCTGGACTGCATTCCGCAAGCGTGTGAGTGCGATTGCGGGTGCGGCGTAGAAAAGCAGGGGACTTGCCCCAAAGAAGGTGAGTACTTCACCACGAGCAGCGGCGGGTTCAGCCAGTGTTGGACGTTTCCATTTGTCTCACGGTTTGACCAAGCGCTAAACGGCACGTTCTGGTTTCTCGATGGGTCAAACCTATTTGGCACCGGCTACACCGCGTTTGCGACGGCAAACGTCGAAAGGTACGAAGGCACCTACAACGTGAATGCGGATCTCGTGCAAGACACATCCGCCGGGTATCTCTGTTGCGACTACGCTCCGACCGCAACCGTTTCCTCCATGCGCGTTGAGTATGTGAGGAGTGCTGCTTACACGCAAGACATTCCCGTGCTTCGAGTTCAGGGCGCGTCCACGATCTACGCATCTTGGACTGTGGAAATTACGTCAAGCGACTGCGTAATCCGCGACGGTGGAGGCACCACCCAATACACGTTTGATCTTTCGTCTTACACCATCGACGGGCTCCGGGTCGCCCTGAACAACCTCGGAGAAATCATTT